TTTTGATGCCAGCAAGCCGGCACATGAGCAATCAACCCAAATCCTACAAGCTGCGGCTAACGGCGACATACCCCCAGACGTAGCCACCATATTCATTCAGGCTGTTAAGTCTAATATCGACATCGAAGAGTCCACCGAACTTAAAGAACGCATTGAGAGATTAGAGGAGATGCTTGGTGCGGGGCCTGGCTAGACGGATAGATCACATAGAGCCGCTGGTCTTGGCTCAGGCTGGCAAGCTTGAAGCGTCTGTCTACGGCATTGTGGATAAGGTTGTGGATGGAAAAGCCAACATCATTAGGGCCTGGAAGGGCACTATTGGCAATATGGTCGAGACCGATGAGGATCCGACCATCTTAATGGCAGAAAAGCTTGAGCCGGTCATACTTAAGCACAAGAAATACAAGTGCCTGTATGGTGGCCGGGCTGGAACCAAGTCTATTGCCGCCATGGATATTATGGTTGGCGAGGTCAACTCGGTTGGCTCTGGTGTCTTCTGCCTTCGAGAGCAAATGAAGTCTCTAAGCCAGTCGATATACAAGGGCATTAACAGCAGGATCAAAGAGCTGAACTTTGCAGGGTTTACCCCGGTTGAGTCTAAGTGGAAGATAGATCATCGTAACGGCGGGATCATATCGTTCGGCGGTCTTCGCAATGTTGAGGACATGAAGTCACTATTTGAGTATAAGTTTTTCTTGCTCGAAGAGTCTGCCAACACCTCTCAAGAGGCCATTGATATTCTTGGCCCAACCCTTCGCGGCGTCCCTGGTGCTGAGCCTTGGTATCTATGGAACCCCAAAAGCTCAAATGACCCAATGTCAAAAGAATTCATCATCCCGTACCAGGCTGACCTTGATCGGCAGGGATATTATGAGGATGATTACCATCTAATCATTAATGTGTCTTTTGAGGACAATCCTTGGTTTATGGGTGATGAGTCATTGAGAACCGAATATGAGAAGGATAAGCAAAAAAAGGATGATGGCCGAATGAGCAAAGCCAGATTCAATCATATATGGGGTGGCGCATTTAATGATGATGTCGAAAACTCACTGATTGATGCTGACTGGTTTGATGCTTGTATCGATGCGCATATAAAGCTTGGATTTGAGCCGAAGGGAGCTAAGGTTGTCACTCATGACCCGGCAGACACCGGGGACGATGCCAAGGCTGTAATGCTGAGACATGGCGTGGTGTTCACCGATGCTGCGGAGATTGATTCACCCAATGCCAATACCGCAATTGATGAGGCTTGCGGCTTTGCTATCGCCAACAGCGCAGACTCATTTGGTTGGGATTGTGATGGCCTTGGTGCGCCGCTTAGGAATCAGGTGGCTGACAACTTCAAAGGTAAGGCCATCAAAACCTTCATGTTTAAGGGGTCTGAGTCTGTGCATTACCCTGAAATGCAGTTTGATGCCACAGACTATGGCATACGCGACTCAAAGAAAAACAAGGATGTATTTAGCAATAAGCGCGCTCAGAACTACGCTGGCCTGGCTGAGCGGTGCAGGAAGACCTATGAGGCTGTCGTGAATGGTGTGTACCACAACCCTGATGACTTGGTCAGCTTCTCAAGTAGTATCAAGTGCCTACAGAAGATACGTTCAGAGCTTTGCCGGCTACCTCTAAAGCCCAATTCTCAGGGTATGATTATGCTCTATAGGAAAGATGAGATGGCAAGGGGTATAATAATGCCTGATGGGCAAAAGCTTAAGCTGCCGTCGCCCAACCTTGGAGACTGCGCCATGATGAGTTTCGACCCAAGTGCAACGTACCTAGAGCCTGAGCCTGTTGACGCGGGAAGCCTCATGGTGCCAACAGTTAACCACTGGTAAGCCAATGAAATCAATCAACGAAATCCGAGAAGACTTTAACCAGGCCATTGCCGGTTCATACGATAAGAACCAAGCGGTCATTCAAGATATTGAGTTTGCCAAGCTGCCTGGGGCTCAATGGCGTGGATCGGATGAAGAGCAGTTCAGAAACAAGCCAAAGCCAGAGAACAATAAGTTAGCCCGCCAGATCAACCGAATCTTAGGCCAGTATCACCGGATGGAGATGAATGCCAAGATTATTACCGCAAGTGATGACGCGGTGGATGAGGATGCTGAGCTGTTACAGTCACGCTGGCGTAATGACTTCAATGCCAGTGATGGTGTTGAGGCGTTACAGAATGCTGCTGATGAAGCGTTTCACGGCGGCTTTGGTGCGTTCAAGGAAGTGGCTGTTTACGATGATGAAGAGTCTCCCAACGCTGACTACCAGCACATAGAGATTAAACCCATCTATTCGGCTGCCTCAAGTGTTGTGTTCAATGCTGGTGCTTTGCGTAAGGATAAGCGAGACGCTAAGCAGGCCTGGCACTTGGTTCGCGTTAACCGCCGAGAGCTTGAAGAAGAGTATGGCTATTCAATCTCGTCGTTCCCTCACGCTGTTTCTGATGTGGATTACTTCGACTGGGCTTGTGATGGCACCAAGGACATCTACATTGCTCACTACTATGAGGTGGTGAAGAAGCGCGTTACTGAGTATAACTTTGGTGACTTGATGGTGCGCAAGGTTGGCCGCAAGATCACTGATCAGTTCGGCAACAAGCTGGACAAGGAAGACCTTGATTTCCTGATGGAAGAGCGTGAGCACTCTATCACTAAGAGAAACGAGCAGTACGTTGAGTATGCATTACTTGACGGCAACAAGTTCCTTGAGAAGGCCACTAAGACCCCATTTAAAACCGTTCCTATCTTCCCTCAGTACGGATACCACCAAGTCATTAATGGCATTGAGTATTACTGTGGTGAGGTGTGTCGTCAGCGTGACAATCAGCGATTCTTGAACATGGGCTTTGGTGCAATGATGGAGATCATGGCGCAGAACCAGACCGAGACGCCCGAGTACACGCCAGGGCAGGTTCAACGCTTCGCCACAATGCACGCGAACAAGACGGTTGAAGGTTATCCGTACCTGCTGAGCGATCCGATCAAGGATGAGAATGGCAAGATCGCCCATCTTGGCCCTGTTTCAATTCACAGTCCGCCGCAAATTGGCAGTGGCTTGGCTGGTGCTCTCGACTTCCTGAACAACAACATCACTGAGCAAGGCGGAACAGGCCAAACCAGTGTGCCGGCTAACGCTTCAGCAGAGGCCATACAACAGGTTAATGACCGGGAAGATGATAGCTATCAACCCATGTTCCAAAACGCCATGCAAACGATTAAGGCGGCTTGCGAGGCATGGATTCCAGCAGCTCAAAAGCTCTACTTCACCAATCAGCGCCAACTTCGAGTGCAAGGCCCGGATGATTCATACAGTCGCGTGACCACACTGCAATACGCTGTTGACCCAATGAATGGCCAGTACGGCCCGTTCAAGAATGCAGCCCGAGGCAAGTACGATGTAATCGTCAAGGCTGGTGAGACTCACAAGGCCATGAAACAGGCTGAGAAGGACGATAACCTTGAGATCCTTCAGTACACCGACACGGCTACACCCAAGGGCCAAATGATTCTGAACAACGTCATCTTGTCTACTACTGGTGAGGGCACAGAGGATGCGCGTCGCATCGCTCGATTTGAAAACCTTGGCATCATGTTGAGCATGGGCATTGATCCGCAACCGAAGAACGAAGAAGAGCAGAATTATATCCAGCAGTTGATACAACAACAGCAGGCCGCAGCGCAGCAACAGCAGCCAGACCCACTTATGATTCAGGCACTGGCCCAAGACAAGCTGGCTAACGCTGAGCTTATCGACAAGCAGGTCGATCAGTTCAACGCTGAGACCAAGCGCATTGATACCCTGGCCAAAGTTCAGGAGTCAGGTGCCAAGATTGGCAAGATACAGGCTGAGATAGCAGAGTCTCAACAAAAGATTCGATCAGGTCAGGTAGATGACCAGGCCAAGATCGTAACCATGTATAGGGGGCAGTAATGGCTAAAGATCCAAGGCTTGAGCGAGCAGGCGTGTCTGGTTACAACAAACCCAAGCGCACCCCTAGCCATCCCACCAAGTCACATGTCGTTGTTGCCAAAGAAGGTGACAAGATAAAGACCATTCGTTTTGGCCAGCAGGGCGTAAAAGGTGCAGGCTCAAAACCTAAGAGCGAGTCCGAGAAGAAGCGTCGCAAGAGCTTCAAGGCTCGCCACGCCAAGAACATTGCCAAGGGCAAGATGTCCGCAGCTTACTGGGCTAACAAGTCCAAATGGTGATATGTCAACCCTGATTTGGCATTAATGATTGTCATGTTATAATAGTTTTTAGCTATGACGGGCTTAATCGTCATTTTCGTTTATCCATACAACGAGGAAATGTTATGGACTTTGGTAATAATGCAGAGACTCCAGAGAATCAAGATCAACCATTAGCGGATGTGGCGTCCGGTGATGAGGCGAATGAGATCCAGCCACAGGACTCAGATACCGATCAAGAAGAACTGTTTGTTGATGTAGAAGGCGACCAAGAAAAGCCTAAAAGCAGAATGACTCAAGAACAGGCTTATGCAGCCTGGAAGAAGTCGGAGTCGAAGAGAAAGGCAAAAAACAAGGTAATTGAAGATCAGAACCGAAGAATTGAACAGCTTGAAGATATGGTGGCCAAGACGGCGCGAGGTGCTAAGCCCACGCTTGAAGGCTGTAATGATGACCCTGAAGTGTATGAGCAACGCCTGAATGAGTGGTATGAAAACGCTCCGAAAGCGCCAGCGCAAAAGCCGAAGGAGACTCAACAACCTGCACAAGCCAACAACGACGCGGCTGACTTCTACCTTTATCACAAGGAGCAAGAGCTAGCGAGCAAGCTACCTGATTATGAAAGTGTTAAATCACAGGTTGCCGACACGCTGCAAGCTTATGCCCCTGGCGCTGATGCATCCCAGATCATTCAGGGTATGTCCAGTGTCTGCCAGCAGGCTGGTATCGACGTATCCAAAGCGATTTACGCTATGGGTAAAGTTGACGGCCTGGTCGCCGAGCTAAACCAAGCGGCTAACACTGGTAACCAATTTGCTGTCGCAGAGGTATTGCGTAAGGCAGAAGGTAAGATAAAGGTTCGAGAGAAAAAGCCTATCGATTCGACTCCTGAAACTGAAATTGCTGGCTCTGGCCCAATTGATGCGGTTCACAAAGAGATCGAAAACGCCCGCAAGGTATACGCGGAAGCCCCGACCCTCAAGAACCACAAGAAATTGTTGGCAGCCAAGGCTAAGCTTAAGAAATAGGTAAGCGAAAATGGCTAATAACTTTTCCAAAACTAAGATGGCGACTCTTTTTGAAGAGATCGCCGAAACTACGTCCATCAACTTCACCCTATCCAAAGACCTCGACATGTATAACATGGAAGAGGAGGCGGAAATGGGTCGAACTGCGGACGTTAACGACACTGCTAACAGTGTTGGTCAGCAGGATGTAGAGTGGATTCCACAGGAGTACCGCTTCAACGTTCAGGACGGCATCGTTTCAAGTGATGCTGACTTCCAAGACCTGATTGACCGCAACATCCCGGTGTATCGCACCAAGTCTAAGCGCATTCTGTCTCGCATTGGTACTAAGGATCTTCGTGATCCTATGCGTCGTGAGAAGAAAGCACGCGGCATGGCTCGTGATATTGCCAACGCGGTTGATCTTGAGTGTTACAACACTATGTACACACAAGCGTCATTGATTCAGCGTTCTACCAGCAACTTTGATTTTCAGAGTGCTATCAACGCTGAGACTTTGATGTTGAACCGAGGTCTTGGTGGCTATGAGAAGAAGCTGTTCCTGTCCAACACTGACTACAGCCAGGTAGCGCAGACTTTGGGCCAGGCTTCTCGTGAGACGTTTACAGGTGAGGCTATCAGTCGCGCCCGTATTCCTGATTTGGCAACGTTCGACACTATGCGTTCTGACTACCTGTTGAACTTGACAGGTACGACTACTGCCAATATCACGGTGAACGGCAACCAGTCTCACACGGTGGCTACTACGCTGGCTAGCGGACTGTATCAAGACAACCGATACATGACGCTGAACGTCAATACCGGTACTGGTGCTAACTTCCCGGTTAATACCAAGTTCACCATTGCTGGCGTTAACGCTCTGCACCCAGAAACTCGTGAGGATACCGGCGAGCTTCAGACCTTCACCGTGGTGAACCATGATACTGATGGTGCCCCAGTGATTGCGCCTTCAATTGTTTCAGCGAGCACTAGCCCGTATCGCAACTGTTCTGCGCAAGCAGCAGATGCAGCGGCTATCACCATCCTGAACACCGCAACCAGTGCGCCGTCTCTGTTCTACACTCCAGAGTCGACCGTGATCATTCCTGGTCGTCTGCCAGTGCCTGCTGATGCTGGTGGCGTAGAGAGCGTCGAGGCTACCACTGAAAACGGTCTGCCTATGCGTATGACCTACTGGTACGATCCGCACAACGAAGTGTTCAACTGTAAGACGTTGATCTACTTTGACGTGCAGGTAATTTACCCATGGATGCTGGGTATGATCCTGTCCAACCAGACCTAATCCGAGGGGCTTCGGCCCCTCTTTCTTTTTGGAGATAATTAATGAAGCACATATACCGAAAAGCCAAAAAAGATGAGCAGTGTTGGAATACGCCAGACGGCCTCCAGTACGTCATCAAGGCTGTAAATGTCCACGATGACGAGTATAGTTGGCATTTGGACAATGGTTGGGTCGATTCTCTGGATCAGCTGGAAAAGAAGCCCAAGGGTGAAGTAAGAAATGGCAACGAAAACTAAAGGTGATTTAGTTAATGAATCCCTGGCTCTACTTCGTATCAGCGGAGTAACCAGGGAGCCAACCCCGGAGGATATGGCTGACGGCCTGCTTGCTCTGGAAGAAATGGTTCTCTCTTGGGAGACCAAAGGCTTGCGGATTGGCTACATCAAGTCTGCTGCCGGCAATATCGATCCTTCCGACGAGAGCGGGATCAGAGACAACAACGAGCGAGCCGTTAAGTACGGGCTTGCTGTTACCCTTGCTGATTACTTCGGCAAACAACCTTCAGTCAACCTTGTTGCTACGGCCAAGACTGCACTGGAAGGCCTGTACGATACCATCCCTCCTATTCGCAGACAGAGCCAATATCAGCCTGCTGGAGCCGGTAATCAATACCATTGTGGGGATGAGTTCTACCAAAGATTTATGCCTCGTGACGACCGTCTCAACGTTGAGGATGGTGGTCAATTGGGTATGCTGGAAGCGCAGACATTTTCTCGCTTCGGCTTCAACCATGTTAGTAACGCATCGTCAGGTGGCACCAATGGGGGCACTAACGGCGGTACTGCATGCGACTGTACGATAGACAACATTCCTGGCCTTCAGGATGCCCTGGATTCAAAGGCTGACGCCAGCAGTGTTGGTCTCGGCATATTCACAGTTGTGCTAAATCCTGTTGTTGATACTTCGGCATCGATTATTTCAAGCTACATTCAAGACATTAACCGAGACATATCCGGTGAGGTAACAAGTCCTCAGTCCATTGCGTACAACGAGGCTGACGATAGTCTGTATGTGTTGCAGCAAGGCACCAATATGATCTTCCAGTACAATCTGGATGGTACCCGGGGCCAAAGGACTATCGACGCAACAAGCGCAGAGTTCAGCAATAACCGTCCGTTAACAAGCCTTGCTATTCACAATGGTTTTTTCTATGCCCTGGCTGGTCGAAACACAAACCCGGCCACGTCATTTTTGCGTCGATGGCCTGTGTCTGACTCGTCGCCTCCTACGTCGTGGACC